TCAGTTCACCACACCACTCCGATGAACGTTTCCCTCACCATGGTCTCTAGCAATGCTAAGACCGGTCCTATCCCCACCACTACCTCAGAGCGTTCTACATGCTGGACAGGTTGCGCCTTTTACGATAAAGGTTGCTACGCTAAGTCCGGCCCGCAAGCGTTACATTGGCGCAAGGTATCTGAGGGCGAACGTGGTTACGTATGGTCTGAATTTATCGGTGCTATTCGTAACATTCAGCGTGGGCAAATTTGGCGCCACAATGTAAGTGGTGACCTGCCACACATTCTGGGTGACATTAACCCTAATATGCTGCAACAGTTAGTGACAGCAAACAAAGGTCGCCGTGGGTATACTTATACTCACCACCCTTTGAATGCTCACAACGTTAAGATTCTGCAGGATGCTAACACTGCAGGGTTCACCATTAACGCTAGCACTGAGAGCGTAGAAGTTGCTGATAAAGTAATGACAGAGCACGGAATTCCTGCCGTTGCTGTTGTTCACTCTGACAAGACTGATAGATTCTACAAGACAGAATCAGGTCGTAAAGTGATCACATGCCCTGCAACAATCCACGATAACGTAACATGCGCCACGTGTGGTTTGTGTCAGGTAGCGGATCGTGAGTTTATCATTGCATTCCCTGCACATGGCACTGCAAAGAAAACAGTTAACGCCATTGTAGGTTAACACTTAGGGGGCACAATCCGCCCCCCTTTTTTATACTTTTGACGCCATTATTTTATGGCAGGTTAGGTGTCGATCATTGTCGTCTACGGTGATACCCCTCACCTCATCTGATTGTCCCCATATTCTACAGGCCACCCTGACCCATAAAACCGCCAGAGTGGACAGTGCGCAAGGTGGCACAACCTGGTGGCATGGTTCTCCGTTTGCCCCCATAATGGCATCAGTTCACCACACCACTCCGATGAACCTGCATTCAATCGTTCGCGCCAACATTCGCTGCCATCTGATCAACGGTGGCGATCAGACATGCTCTGAGATCGTTCGCGCCATGGGTTTAAACCCTGCAAAGCACAAGGGCACCATTCACGCCCTGATGGTTGATATGGAACGTGAGGGCATCCTAGGCGCCACACGTTCCGCCAACGGCAAGCGCGATCGGTGGTTCATCTGGACTAACAAGATCCGCAAGCGTGACCGTCTCATCGCCGCTCTGGCGTTCTGATACAATCAAAGGGGGCAGCAATGCCCCCCACCTCTCCCATCATCACCATGCACCGCTTTCCCTTCCTATTCTGCCTCTTGTCTGTTCTGATCGGACTGCGCACGCTAAATGCCATGGCAACCGTTGATCCTAGCATGGATGCCGCCGCCGATCGTATTTGTATCACCCGCCCCTCTGTTTGTGGTTTGAAATGAAAACCTTAGGAATCATCGCCGTTTTTGTTATTTTGTGGCAACCTATGGCACCTATTAGACACGTTACAGCAACAGTGCTACATACAGTTGCAAACACAATCGAACCATAAAATCTAGTCGAGATGCGCATCTAGTCGAGATGCGCATACATCATTCAATCAATCAAATGAACAAACAAATTAATTCAATTGGTTTCACGATTAAGTTTCAATCACCATACAATAATTGTGAATGGCGCACACAATCATTCACCACAAAAGAAGAAGCAGAGAGAATGATAGCATTCTATCGTTCTTGTGGTTCACCCGCTAACTTTATCTGAGGAAAACAAATGTTCGGTCGTTGGATTCACAAAGACGGCAAATCACGCCCTGATCGTAGATTCAAAAACGTAAAATCACAAGCAAAGACTAACGGAGCAAAGAAAGCAGCAAACACAAGAAAGAAGAAGAAATAATTCTTGATTCTTTATACTTACCACTGAGTATAAAGAATCACTCAGGATTGAATGTAATTTATTGTCAGTGGTGTGGTTTATTCTTTACATTCAGTCCTGTCTAATTCTTTATACAAACTGCCCCTTGTGCCAATCGGCAGACTGTCCACAACCCCCTTGTGCAATCCGCCGATCTGAGCGAATCTATGGGGGTCAACCACACACCTGACACCATGACCGCCAAGACCGTCACCCTGACCTTGACCGCTGATGAGGTTGATTCGATCCGCACTGCGTTGGTAGATTCTGCCTGCGCTTGGCATCAAAACTGGCGCGATGCCACAGAAGGCGTCCGCACCGATCTCATCCCCGAAGCGTGCCGGCAGATCAACCGCCGCCAGTGGAGCCTTTATCATCAGATCGGTTCACAGATCGGCGCCTGATCTGGTACAATTAAGGGGCATCCGACAGGGTGCCCTGTTCACACCACACCACACCCGACCCATGGCAACCCTTTTCTCACAGCGCATCGATCTTTCTGAGGGGCACAAGGGCGTCACCCTTTACAATCGCTCCCGGAATCAGGATATCTACACTGTAGGATTCTCAAGCGTTACAATCAAACACAGTGCAAAGCGTGGCGCACCTGAGTTAATCGAATCCGATCCGATTAAAGGCAACCTTTATATTGCAGGCGACGCTTACGATACATTTGATGTATGGGCGCAAGTTAGGATTGCTGATTCTGCTGCGGGTATCTCTGGTCTTTCTAAGTGCATTGCAGAGGATTGTGAGTCCTTTGATGAGGCAATCGTTGCTGCGTTTGCTTACCTTAGCAACGCACAGTAGGTTACACTTAGGGGGAGCAATCCTCCCCCTTCCTTATACACTCTGGGTGCGTTATGGCAGGGTAACGCCGCCGTTTTATGCCGATGGCGTCGATCCATGCGGTTATAAAACGCAACACTACCCTAACCTACAAAGTGTTACACAAGACCTCAATATATCTCATAAAAAGCAAAAAAATCCGGTGGTCATAAAAAATTCTCCCAGGGTCGTCAAAAAACGAAAAGTAATATATAATGTGAAAAAACAAAAAGTCATATGTTAAGATGAAAAAAAATTCCGGAGATAACATTACAACTGTAGAGGTTGATACAGTATCGGGCGAATATTATGTTACACTACCCGAATGGATGACTACAGAGTTATCCTGGTATGAAGGAACAGAAGTTTCGATGGTACTTGAAGGCAATGAGATTGTAATTAAAGAGGTAAGTTATGAACGATAAACTGTATCATATCTACGCAAAACAGAAGTGTTTATATCACAATTTAAGCAAGGAAGAATTTGAGAATACATGGAAGATGATTCACAATTTTTTATCTGTCATTGATTCCGAATCAGTCACTGTAAAAAAAGAGGATCTTTCCTATGAGGAAGTAATTCTTGACAAATCAGTGATTGTTGACCATTGACACGGAGAGATTGACAATCACTATATAATACGTTATGATACTGAAGTAATTCATTCAATTTATGGCTAAAGGATTCACCGTAAAGGCAAAAGCGCCTGCCGTAACTAATTCTACTATTGAGTGGGATTATGATGCTGCAAAAGAAATGGTTAGGGGTAAATCAATTGTATTTTGTTTACCTGGAAGAAATGTTTCATATATTTTCTTGAAGAATTTTGTACAACTTTGTTTTGATCTTGTGCAAGCAGGGGCAAGTATTCAAATTTCTCAAGATTATTCATCAATGGTAAACTTTGCACGTTGTAAGTGTTTAGGTGCCAATGTTCTTCGTGGACCAGATCAAGTACCTTGGGATGGTAAATTAAATTATGATTGGCAACTTTGGATTGATTCTGATATTGTTTTCAATTCAAATTCATTTTGGCAATTAGTTTTAATGGAGAAGGATATTGCCGCTGGTTGGTATTGTACTGAGGATGGTCAAACAACTTCAGTAGCACACTGGTTAGAGGAGGATGATTTTCGTAGTAATGGTGGAGTGATGAATCATGAGACCATTGAAACAATTTCAAAGCGTAAGAAACCATTTACAGTTGATTACACTGGATTTGGTTGGTTACTAATTAAGAAAGGAGTTTTCGAACATTCTGAAATGAAGTATCCTTGGTTTGCTCCCAAGATGCAAGTATTTGAATCTGGTGATGTACAGGATATGTGCGGAGAAGATGTGAGTTTCTGTTTGGATGCAAAGGAAGCAGGTTTTGAAATTTGGTGTGATCCTCGTATTAGAGTTGGACACGAAAAGACAAGAATTATTTGATATGACGAACAAGTCTCACGAACTTTATAATATCTATTGTAAAGGACGTAAAATCTATTCATCTCTTACAGAGGAAGAATACTTTAATATTATGGATGATCTGTCGATTGAATATTATCAGACAGGTTCTCCATCCCCTGATGAAATTTACACTGAAATGGTTGAAAATTATGGCTAAGTCTAAATCTGTTGCAGGTAAGACCAGTTCTTATAGTCCTGGTCCGCCTAAGAAATCTCGCCAAGGACTTGGCGGGGGAACTAAATATGCGGCAACATCACGTAATGGCGCACGTAAAAAGTATCGTGGGCAAGGAAAATAAAATAGAAGAAGACCTTGAACAATGGATTTCTGAAATTCAACGTTCAAATCCAGACCTGGGCGGATTTTCAATCTGCCCTTTTGCAAAAAATAATACTTATAAGATCGTAAAGACTTCTATTCACGACATCAAACCTCTCTCTGAGACTTATGGTGTCGTGATTTTTGTTGTTGAGGACGATTTAGATCTCGATTTTGCTCGTCTTAAACTAAAACAACTAAATGCAAAGTATCCAAAGTATAAATTTTTTGATGATTTTAGGGATGAACCTAGTTTTATTGGAAACACTCAAACAAATAATGGAAAATATAACCTAATTTTGTATCAAGATAGTGAATTTTTATCAAAATTACGTCAAATGTTGACAAAAACCAATTATTATGACCATTGGGACGACAAATATCTTCAACAAATACTTGAAAATGACTATGAAATGGTAAAAAAGATAAGAAATAAATAGATTTTTTAATTTTAGGCACTTGGAAAAGTTCTCAATGGGAAATCACCTTCTTTTAGAAGTGTATGATGTTGATTTTAAACTTCTAAATGATGGAATTTCCCTTCAAGAAGCAATGGAGAACGGTATAAACCGTGCCAAAATGACAATTTTAAACATTTATCAGCATTGTTTCGTTCCACAAGGAGTTACAATTGTCATTGCACTGTCAGAAAGTCATGTTTCTTGTCATACATGGCCTGAACAAGGTACAATTGCAATTGATGTTTATACCTGTGGTGATGGAAATCCAAAATTAATTGCTTTAGAACTCTTAAAGTACCTAAATTCAGAGAATTATAAACTCAGAGAAATTATTAGGTAAATAGAAACAAGGAGATAGCAACCTCCTTTACAAAAAAGTTCTGTTTTTAACTAAACAGGAGCTAAAATGTCCAATTTACCAGTAGATAGAGATCGTGAGTACATGAGATCTATGTGGGGAACTTCAAAATTAGTCACGGACTATAATGGAAATCCTCCACAACGTGTAATTCAAGAAGTTATGCATGATCTTGCACCAAAGCATGATTTTAGAAAACAAGTTGATCTACATGAAAAGATTCGTAATGATGATGATTATGATGATTGGAGTTATGGGACAGAACCAATTTATGGTTCTTCCTGGAAGTAAATATAAATAATGTGAGAAATATTCTTGTCCAATGCCAATCATTCAAAGGACATCTAGAGCATTTAAAGATATAAGTTTATCTTTTGAACCTCATCCGGTCACAAAGGATCTTCCTGTTCTTAAGAATGAAAATGCAATTACAAGGTCTGTTCGTAATTTAGTTGAAACATCTTTAACCGAAAGATTTTTCAATTCGACTATAGGATCTGAAGTTAGACAATCTTTATTTGATTTTGTTGACTTTGGTACTGCAGCGGTAATTCAAGAACAGGTAGAAATTGTAATTAAGAACTATGAACCTAGAATTACTAACGTAAGAGTTGAAGTTGAACCTTTTCCTGATCAGAATAGTTTTGATGTTCAAGTTGTTTATGATATCATTGGACAAGAATTTCCGACACAAGAATTTTCATTCATACTAGAGGCAACAAGATAAAATGCCTTTTACACAGTTTACTAATCTAGATTTTGATCAGATAAGAACTTCAATTAAAGATTATCTTCGTGCAAATTCAAATTTCACGGACTTTGATTTTGAAGGTTCTAACTTTTCAGTTTTAATTGATGTTCTAGCGTATAATACGTATATAACAGCATTCAATTCAAATATGATTGTAAACGAATCTTTTCTAGATTCGGCTACAGTCAGGGACAATGTTGTTTCACTTGCGCGAAACATTGGATATGTTCCAAGGTCAAAAACATCAGCAAAAGCAAATATTTCATTTTCAGTTGAAACAAATTCAAATTCATCCAACATCACTCTTAAAGAAGGTCTTGTTTGTGTAGGACCTTTTAATGATACATCGTTTATATTTTCAATTCCACAAAACATCACTACAAGAGTTAACGCTGGAGTTGCTAATTTTGAAGACATTACAATTTACCAAGGAACTTTTTTAACTAAACAGTTTGTGGTAAATGGATCTAGAGATCAAAGATTTATTTTAGATAATCCTTCAATTGATACTTCTACTATTAATGTTTATGTTAAAGGATTAAATGATAGTGGATTAGGTAAAAAGTACTCTTTAATTGATAATATTATATCAATCAAATCAGATTCTGAAATTTATTTACTTCAAGAGATACAAGATGAAAAATACGAATTGTTATTTGGTGACGGTATTATAGGAAAGAAATTAGATAATAATGCTGTAATTACTGTAAATTATATTGTAAGTGATGGAGTAGAAGGTAATGGTGTTACTAATTTTGCATTTGCGGGTAGTTTAGTTAACTCTACAAATCAAGTAATTACTCCATCTAATGATGTTTTAATTACAACTATTCAACCCTCTCAGAACGGATCTGATATTGAACCGATAGACTCTGTAAAATACTTTGCTCCTAGATTATATTCTTCACAGTATCGTGCCGTAACTGCAAAGGATTATGAGGCAATTGTAAAATACATTTATCCCGATGCTGATACTATTTCAGTAATTGGGGGTGAAGAATTATCTCCCCCAGAATTTGGAACTGTTAACATCACAATTAAACCAAAGTCAGGAACTTTCGTATCTGACTTTGATAAATCTCAAATTCTTTCAAGATTAAAGCAATATAGTATTTCTGGAATCAATCAAAAGATTATTGATCTCAAACTTCTTTATGTTGAGATTGTTTCTTCTGTTTACTATAACTCAACTCAAATTTCCTCAGCAGATACTTTAAAAACTAAAGTTGTCAAAACACTTACAGATTATTCTAAATCAGTTGATTTAAATAAGTTTGGTGGAAGATTTAAGTATAGTAAAGTTTTGCAAATTATTGATAATACTGATGTATCAGTTACATCCAATATTACTAGAGTTAAAATTAGAAGAGATCTTGGATGCCTGATTAATCAAGCAACACAATATGAATTATGTTATGGAAACTCTTTCCATATCAATCCAAAAGGATTTAATATTAAATCAACTGGGTTTAGGATTATGGATGAACCTGATACGGTTTATATTACAGATATTCCAAATAAAGACATAAATGGAAATTTAGATGGAAGTGGAAAAGGTATTATATCAGTTGTAAAACCAATTGAAAACAATCAAAATCAAGTTATTGTGAAGTCTGCGGGTACAGTTGACTATACAAAAGGTGAAATCATCATTGGACCTGTTACTATTGTTTCTACTGATGTTCAAAATAATATTGTTGAAATTGAGGCAACTCCAGAATCAAATGATGTCATTGGATTAAAAGACTTATATCTTTCTTTTGATATCTCAAAAAGTTCAATAAATATCGTTAGAGACGTGATATCATCGGGAGATGATATTTCGGGAGTACTTTTCTCCAGAGACTATTACACTTCAAGTTACTCAACAGAAGAATTAAAGAGGGTATAATATGACCGCACCCGGTTTTGACACTAGAATTAAAATTCAAGAAATAATTGAAAATCAATTACCAGAATTTATTTTAGATGAAAATCCTAAGGTTTCTGAATTTTTAAAACAATATTATGTTTCTCAGGAATATCAGGGTGGATCATATGATATTGTTGAGAACTTAGATCAATATTTAAAGTTAGATTATTTAATTCCAGAAATCATTCAAGGATCTTATACTCTTACTCAAGATATAAGTTCAGAAGACACTACAATTTCAGTAAGTTCTACAAAGGGATTTCCTGATAAGTATGGTCTTTTAAAAATTGATGATGAAATTATCACTTATACTGAGAAAACTGATACTACTTTTACGGGTTGTGTTAGAGGATTCAGTGGAGTTACTAACTATCAGAATAATTTAAATACCGAAGAACTTGTTTTTAGTACTAGTGTTGCGTCTGCTCATAGTGAAGATTCTTCTATTGAAAACTTAAGTTCTTTATTTTTAAAAGAATTTTATAAAAAAATTAAATTCTTATTGACACCAGGACTAGAAGATGTAGATTTTGTTCCTGAATTAAACGTAGGAAACTTCATCAAAGAAGTTAAATCATTTTATCAGGCTAAGGGAACTCCAGAATCTTTTAGAATTTTATTTAATGTATTATATAATGTTACTCCAAAAGTTGTAGATCTTGAACAGTTTTTAATTAAACCCTCTGCGGCAACTTATATTAGAAGAGAGAATGTAATTGCGGAAAGAGTGTCTGGAGACCCTAGCAGACTCGTAGGACAAACGATTATAAAGAATTCTGATCCTACTTCATTTGCTTCAGTATCTGCAGTAGAAATTTTTTCTAGATCTGGAAAAACATATTATAAATTATCTTTATTTGTTGGATTTGATCTAACAAGTAAAGTTGAAGGTAATTTTACCATTATACCTAAAACTAAAGTATTAGACACAATATCAGTTGGGTCTGAAGTTATTTCTGTCGATTCTACTATTGGATTTGATGACTCTGGAACATTAATTTGTGGAAATAATATCGTTACATATACTGACAAAAGTATCAATCAATTTTTTGGATGTTCAGGTATTACTGAACAAATTGAAATAGCATCTGATATTACGACTGATGATTATTATTATGGATATGAGAATGGAGATATAACCAAAAAAGTAGAATTAAGAATTAGTGGTATTCTTGCCGATTTAATACCAAATGATAAAATTTATTCTTATAAAGAAAATGAAGAGATTTTTGTAAGAAGTCTTGGGAAAATAATAGATAATCCTATTGAAAATAAAGATTACGCTCATATTTTTTCCAATTCATGGAATTATAATACAAAAACTAGATATGAAATTTTAAATTCCGATTTTGTACTTTTAAGTCCAATTGATAAATCAAGTTTAAAACCTGGAGATAAAGTTGATATTTTAATTAAAGGTAGTCAAACAATCGTATCAAATGAAAGTAATCCTCCTTTTGTTTCTGAAGATGGTGTAGATTATGAAACAAATCAAGTTTTCTTAGATAATTTAGGATCATTTGTTTATGATGAAACTAAAAAGTATGAAATAAGAAGAAGAGTTAATAAAGCATCTAGTTCAACAATTCCTATAAAATATGGAAATAATGAATTAATTTCTGATATTCAAAACTTATATGATGATAATGATGGGCATTACTACGTTGCTAGTAACTCATTACCATCATATGAAATAACAAAACCTCTTATTGAAAAATCTATTCCAGAAGCTTCTGGTACTCCTGCTAATTTGGGATATATTCAAGGTTATTCCGAAAACACTGGAAAATACTCTATCATTTCTTTTGATACTCCAGTAGAATTTATTACTGGTGATAGAGTTTATTATCAACCAGAAAATGATCCTATCCCAGGTCTTACTGAAGGATTTTACTTTGTTGAGGTTGTAGAACCAAATAAAATAAGATTATATTTCTCAAACTCTTTTATCTTAGGATTTAGATATATTGAGTTTCAACCATTAAATGATTCTTCAGGTTCTCACAATTTTATTTTAGAACCTCAAAAACCAAGATTATTATCTTCTCAAAAATTATTAAGAAAATTTCCAAATCACCCAGTTTCTCCAGCAGAATCTAATAATGAAATTCTAGAGAATTCATCTGTTGGAATGTTAGTAAATGGTGTAGAATTAAAAAACTATAAATCTACAAGTAAAATTTATTATGGTCCGATTGAATCAGTAGATGTTTTATCCGGAGGATCTGATTATGATGTTATTAATGCACCAAAAATTGAGTTAGGTTCTCCAAATCAATCTGGAATAACTGCTCTTATTAATCCATCATTAATCGGATCTTTTAAAGAAGTTTCGATTGTTCCTACAGAAATTAATGCAAATTACAATGTCCAAATATCAGTTACTGGTGGTAATGGATCTGGAGCATCATTAATACCAATAATAGAAAATAGATATCGTTATATTTCATTTGATGCCAGAAAAGAAACTAATTCTGGAGGAGTCGATACTGCTCTTGATACAATTACATTTTTAAATAAACATGAATTAGTAACTGGTGATAGAATTATATACGATTCAAATGGAAATCCCGAATTAGGAATTAATCCGTTTGGATCTCCAGATAACGTAGTTACAAGTCAAACTCTTAACAATAGAACAATTTATTATACAAAAGTACTTAATGATACAACTATTCAATTATATAACTCTGAATTAGATTTAAGAGTTGGTTTAAACACAGTAGGATTTAGCACAACAAACACTTTAGGTATTCATAGATTTAGAACATCGGATAGAAGAAGAATTTTAACTGATATAAAAGTTCTTGAAGGTGGAACCTACGAAAATAAAGAGTTAATTATAAATCCAACTGGAATTTCAACTATCAGTGATTCAATTTATTTTAAAAATCACAATTTAAAAGATAAAGATTTAATAAAGTATACTTATCAAACAAAAAGAATTTCAGGTATTAATACAAATACTTTATACTCAGTCACAGTACTTGATGAAGATAATTTCAAATTATCAGAAACTGGATATCAAAATCCAAGTGAAAACTTATTACAATATAGTGAAGATTTTAGTAATTCTTATTGGACTAAAGCTAATGTAGGAATAACATCTATGGCAGCGATTGCTCCAGACGGAACAAAAACTGCTGACTTAATTACTGCAAATACTGTTAATGCACCACATAATATTGCTAGAGGTGGAATATATGAAAATGGAAAAGTATACACAATAAGTATTTTTGTTAAGAAAAATGGTAGTTATAAGTATGTTCAGTTTTCTGGTAATGGATCTCAAGCAAATAATGAAGGCGCAATATTTGATATAGAATCTGGAATAATTTATGCTCCAACAACTAATGTAGTATATCAAGATTCCGAAATTGAATATTTTGGAAATGGTTGGTATAGATGTTCTGTTGTTTATAACACGGTTCATGTTAGTAATGCGTTTGCTTTCAATATTTTTAATACCATTTCATTCGGTTCAAATACTTTCGCTGGAGATAATACTGGTGTTTATATTTGGGGTGCTCAGGTAGAAGAAGGAAATAGAATTTCCTCAACATTATCCGCATATATCAAAACAACAGATTTTACAAGAGCAAGAGGTATTATTGAATCCAACAGTATTGATTATGATAGAAAAAAATATGTTAATTTAAGATCAACAGGATCTGGATACCAATATTTTAAATACCCAGAAATACAAGTATCAGTATCTTGTGTTGGATTTGGGACTGATAATTTTAAAAATCTTGAAGTATATCCAACAGTAAGTGGTAAAATTAACGGTTGTTATGTTTATGAGTCAGGGTCAAATTACGGATCTCATATTTTAAACTTACATAAAAAACCAATAGCAACAATTAAAACTGGAGAAGATGCTCAATTAAAACCAATTATTACGAATGGAACTATTGAAAGAGTACAAATTCAGTTTTCTGGATCTAATTATTACTCAACTCCAGAATTATTAATAAATGGTGATGGTGTAAATGCCAAAATAAAAGCAGTTATTTCTAATGGAAAAGTTGTAAATGTTGTTATTATTAATCCAGGAAGTGGATATACTGAAAAAAATACTTCAATAACTGTTGTTTCGGCGGGAAAAGGAGCATTATTAGATTCTTCTGTAAGATCTTTAACCGTAAATAACAATAGTAGATTTGGAAGTGAAGTTATAATTCAAGGTGAAGAAGATCTTAAGTATTCAATTTGTTCTTATAACGATAGTTTAAGAGAAAAATTCGGTGATCTTGATTCTAACACACACTCTCCAATTATTGGTTGGTCTTATGATGGAAATCCAATTTATGGTGCATTTGGTTATTCTGACCCTGAAGATTCAAATTCATCAATTAAATTGATAACATCAAGTTATACTTTAAATGTAAATAATGTTAAAAACAGACCTGTAGATTTTCCAAGTGGATTTTTTGTTGAAGATTATGTTTTTGATGGTTCTGGAGATTTAGATGTAAGTAATGGAAGATATTGTAGAACTCCAGAGTTTCCGAATGGAGTTTATGCTTATTTCTCAACACTCAGTCCTTCAGGAACTTCTGGAGTTTATATTCCAAGATTCCCATATTTTGTTGGTGAAAAATATAAGTCAGAATATATTTCTGATAACTCATCTTTAAGTCAGGATTTTGATTTTAATAATTCATCTTTAATTAGAAATACTCTTCCATATAAAGTTAGCGACTCTTTTGCAGGAAATGAATTCTTAATTGAATCTGGGGATATACAACGTCAAAAGGCTGTAATTGATGCTTCATCAAAAGGATCTGTTGATGGATTTAATATTATTAGAGGTGGAGACAAATATAAAGTAGCAGATCAAGTAATACTAGAGTCAAATAAAATTACTGGTAGTGAAGTACTGGCAAAGATTTCTTCTATAAAAGGAAAATCTGTAGTAAGTATTGCTAGTTCAGTAAAATCTTATAATGATGCAGTATTTACTTGGAAAGATTCTGACAGAGTTGAAGTCTTTATTTTACCAAATCATGATCTTAAAGATAAAGATAATATTGTTGTATCTGGATTTTCAACATACTTGAGTAAACTTAATAGAAGTTTTAGTATAGAAGTAGATACTCAGAGAGCAGTATTAACTAAAAATATTCCTTCAAATGCAGTTTCTGGAATAGTAACTGATGTTTTTGTATCAAGTATTCCTAATAATATTTCTATTGGTTCTAGTTTTTCTATAGGAACGGAAGTTCTCCCTGTTTTAGATATCTTCCCATCCCAAAGAGTAATTAGAACAAAAAGAAATTCTCCTGCAGTAGGATATTCCACTTCAACTGAAGTATCATATTTGCCCAATTCATTTATAATTTCTGTAAGTTCTAAAAGTTTTGAGTCTAATCCAAATATTAAAGTATTGTTTAATCCTTTAGAATCTATTGGATTAGGTACTGTAACTGGAATTGCATCAACAACAACCTATAAATTTGATAGTCAGACTTTTGATAGATCTTTACTTACTCGTTCAGTTTTCTTAAGAAATCATCCATTTGAAACCAACCAAAAAGTAACCTTTAGAAAACCATCAGGAACAAATTCACTTGGTGTATCAACATCAAGTTCAGGACCAGTATTTTCATTACCAGTATCTGGTAATACTGAAACACTGTATGTGGTTAATAAATCTGCCAATTATATTGGACTTAAAACATCATTATCATCAGATGAACTATTTTTCATAACTAATGGATCTAACAACTATGAGTACTCCATAGAAAGTAACTTTGATCAATATCTTGGAAATCTTGTAAGATCATTGGTAGTTGTATCTACAGCACAAACTCATGGTTTAATTGTTAATGATAAAGTAACACTTTCCGTAGAACCTAATTTATCTGTTGGAATAGGAACATCTACTTCTGTTAATGTCCAACTGGATAAATTTGCAAATAAACTTTTAATAAATCCTATCGGATTTAGTTCTTCAGCAATCGATACCGGATCAGGTGTAATAACTATCAATAATCACGGATTTAAAACTGGTGATAAAGTTTATTATTATGCCAAAGATAAATTAGCATCAGGTCTCTCATCATCAACATATTTTGTTTATAAAATTGATTCTAATAGATTCAATCTTTCAGAAACTCTCACTGATAGTTTAGTATCACCACCAAATATAGTCAGTATTGGAAGTACTGGTGGAAAAAATCAAGTATTGTCATTAGTAAATCCCCAAATTGATGCTATTGAAGGAAATGACCTAATTTTTAATGTCTCAGATTCTTCTTTATTAGGTTATGAATTCGGAATTTATATTGATTCTAACTTTAAAAATAGATATCAAAAATCTTTAGATAAAAATTCTTTCATTGTAAGTGGTGTTGGGACAATTGGAGTTACAAGTACTGCATATGTATCAATAGCCCATACATCTGGAGTTCCTAATAAATTATATTATACTTTAGAGAAATCTGGAATATCTACTTCAGTTGATTATGAAGTAGTTAATTATTCGACAATATCCTTTACTCCTAGTTTATATAATCGCACGTATTCGGTTAAAGATGTCTCATCTGATAAGTTTACACTGACAACTGATATTATTCCAGAGAATACTCCATATAATAGTACAAATACTAGTTCTTTAAAATATACTACTACATCAAAAGTAGCAAATGGTGAAATAAACGATATTGAGATTGTAGCATCATCCTCTAATTTCAAAGATATTCCATCAGTTATTAGTATTGCATCCACTCAAGGATCTGGAGCTTATATCATCCCAACATCATCCGACATCGGTAAACCAAATTCTTTGAGAATTGTAAATCAACTATTTGAATATGGATCAGATAAAACTCTTAGACCTACTGCTAAAATACCTAAAATATTAACTTTAGAATCAAAAGATACTATAAAATCAATAACAGTTGACGATGGTGGTAAAAATTATTCATATCCACCAAAGTTAAGACTTGTTAACTCTAGAACTAGACAATTAATAGAGGAATCTGCAATTAATCCAGTATTGTCATCCAATACAATTGTTTCTTTAGATATTTCTTATAATCCAAAAGGACTGGAAAATGTAACTCATGAGTTATATGCAATAGATAATTCTAATGGAATTAGAATTAATAAAGTTGAATCTTCAAAATCTGGTATTGTTACTTGCTATTTAAGAACTCCTATTAATGGATTGCCAGCAAATCTATTCTCCGATGGAGACAAAATATTCGTAGAAGGTATTCAAATTATTGATGGATCTGGAACAGGTCTTAATTCAGTAGAAAATGGATACAACTTCTTTACAGTACCAGTGGGAGGATATACAAATTCAAATCCAGCAATATTAGAATATAACATATCTGGTTTTACTACTAATCCAGGTATTGCTAAAACATCACAAACTTCATTTGCGTCCGTAATAAAATATTCAGATTATCCTAAATTTACAGTAAATCAAGAAAATATTAACTTCAAACAAGGAGAACAACTTCTTGTAAGATTAAATAATAACTTCGAATTACAAGATCTTAAAGTTGTAGAATCAAAAGATACTGGAATTAGAGTTCTTGGTACTTATAATTTAAAATCTGGAGATATAATAAAAGGCGATTCTACTGGAGTGATTGCAACTATAAACTCAATCAAAAATAGAACAGGTCAGTTTGAAGTAGATTATTCAAATAAAAATAATTCTCAATGGGAAGATAATTCTGGATATCTTAATCAAGATGTTCAATTATTAAGCGATAATGATTATTATCAAAATCTTTCATATACTGTAAAAAGTCCTTTAGAATTTGAAGATTTAATAAGCAATGTCAATTCTCTTCTCCATCCAGTTGGATTGAAAAATTTTGCTGACACTGAAATTAAATCAGTTACGAATGTTCCAGATATAATAGGAATTACTACTGAAACTATAATTAGAGATATTGTAGATGAATCATTAAGAGTTGATGATGTTAATAACTTTGATCTTGCAATTGATTTAAATCCTACAGAATTTTCATCAAAATTAATTAAATTAAAGAATAAGAGACTTTCTAGTTTTATTAAGTGTTCAACTAATAAAGTTTTAGAGATTGATGATATTGGGAGATTATTCTCAAATAATGAAGTTTCTGATGAAAATACGATTATTTCTAATTTAATTTCATATCCTTTTGCAGAATCTTTTAATAGATTTTTAATTCAGACTACATCAACATCTACTGGAGATGTGCAATTAACCGAATTAGTTGTTCTTACTGATAAAGTAGAAAATGTGTTTTCACTGGAAAAAAATATTCTTTCTAGTTCTGATGAAAAATTATCTGATATATCCGCATATGTTACAGAAAAGAAAGAAGTTGGATTGAAATTTGATCCTGTTGATCCTTATGATACTGATTATAATGTTAAATTTATTAAAACTACTTTTGATCAAACTTCCGGTATAGGATCAACTTCTTTTGGATTTGCAAATCTTTTATCAAATAATCAAACCATTAGTGGAATCAATACAGAGTCTATTGTAGAATTTCCTGGAGATTCTATACAGTCATTATATGCTAATGTTGAAATTTTTGATGAAATTAATAATGATTTAGATTTTGTTGACATATACTTAACTTATAATGGAAATGATACTTACATAGCAAATTATTATTTTGATTCTGAACAATCTACTGGTAATTTCTCATCTAATATTTCGGGTGATTTTAATGCTAAAGTAGAATCAGGTGTTTTAAAATTAGAATACTATAATAAACTTGATCGTATGATAAATTTGAGATCTAAAATTATAGGTATAGGTTCTACAGCATCTGGTATAGGTACATATAGATTTAAAAATGTAGGTGAATTAAATGGATTTGAGAAGACTGCAAAATATGAATCTCAATATTCAGTTATTTCAGGAATAACTACAGTTCTTTCTTTAAATAAAGAGACTTTCTCATCATACAAATCGTTCACTAAAGTTGGTGTAGGATCAACTAGTGCTTTGTATGAAATCTCTGTAGTTAACTCTAATCAAAATACATCTTTAACTAGTTATCCATTCTTAACAGTAGAAGATAATATTGGAATTGGTACATTTGACACGAAATATAATGGAACTAACATAGATCTGGTATTTTATCCAGATTCTAAATTTACATCAAGTAGATTAGTTGTACAATCATTTAATGAAATTTTCTATAGTCAATATGATTTTATTAATATACCGCCTAGTTTGGAATATGGATCATCTATAGAATCTGTTACTTCAACTAGATTTGACTCAGTTAATGGAAATAGAATTAAGGCAACATCATTTGAACTTTTCAATAAAGGATTTCCAATTTATGCTAAGAAATTTGATCCTTCAGATACTGAAGTTTTAAATCCAGTGACTGGTCAGTTTACAATTAAAAATCATTTCTTTAGTAACAAAGAAGAATTAATTTATAAAGCAGGATCAACATTTGATGGTGTAAGTGCAGTTTCTGTTGGTATAGGATCAACATTAAATTCTGTTGGGGTTGTTACAAATATATTACCAAGTCAAGTTTATGCTATCAAGATTGATAATGATAATTTTAAAATTTCAACTAGGTTAGATTATGCTAATGCTGGAATATTTGTAACATTTACATCTCCAGGATCTGGAAATGCTCATGTTCTTGAAATGAATAAAAAACTTGAAAGATCTATTATTAGTATTGATGATGTTGTACAGTATCCATTATCTTATACTCCACTTAATTATAGACTAGTTAACAATAAAGGTTCAATTAGTTCGGGATCGACAATATTTTCAGTTAGTGGAATTTCGTCTTTAGCACCTAAAGATATAATTAAAATTGATGATGAATTAATAAAAATTACAAGAATTGGAATAGGAACAACTAATACCGGTCCAATTAGCGGAATTGGTACATACTTACTATTAGAAGTTGAAAGAGGATCTTTAGGATCTATTTCATCTTCACATACTGATAATACTGTTGGTAGAATTTATAGAGGATCATTTAATATTGTAGAAAATAATATTTACTTTGTTGATCCTCCTCTTGGACAACCAAATTCAAATGTAGACTCTGTTGACGAAAGTGGTCTTTTATTCCCAAGATCATCCTTCAATGGAAGAGTATTTTTAAGACAAGATTATAGTTCAAACCAATTGTATGATGATTTATCTTCACAATTTACTGGAGTTGGACAAACTTTTAGACTAACTGTTAATGGATCAAATACTACAGGTATTGGAACTAGTGGTGGAAATGGAATAGTCTTTGTTAACAATGTATTCCAAACTCCTACAACTGAAAATAATCTGTTAAACAATTTTATTATCCTGGAAAATAAAATTGCAGGAATTTCAAGTATATCATTTACGGGAATAACCTCATCAAATGGATCTATTATCACTAATAGTTCTGATGTAAATCAAAATCAATTACCTAGAAATGGATTAATTGTATCTTTAGGATCAACATCTGGATTGGGTTATGCACCTTTAGTTGGAGCATCAGTTACCGCAATAGTTAATTCTGGAGTCATTATTTCTGTTGGAAGTGGTTCTAGTGATGTTAAAGGATCTGGATATTATGGAAATGTTTCTGTTGCGGTTACAGAATCTGGACATACGGGAACTGGTGCTGTCATTACGGCCCAACCAGGTCCTGGTGGAGAATTATCCTTTACCGTTGTTAGTGGCGGTTCCGGATACGTTAGACCAACTATTAACGTATCTTCACCATCATATCAAAACTTACCAGTTATTGGTGTAAGTAGACTCGGTATAGGTACAACAACTAGGACAGGAAATTCTTTACTTCTTGATGTAAATGTAGGTGCTAAAGCAACTACTGGAATAGGTTCTACATTATTTGAAGTCACTTCTTTCAATATCACCAGACAAGGATATGGATTTAACATCGGAGATGTATTTACTCCAGTTGGATTAGTTACTGCTAAAGGTTTATCAAGTCCATTGAATAGATTTGAATTAACTGTTTTAGATACTTTTACTGACAGTTTTGCAGCATGGCAATTTGGTGAATTGGATTATATTGATTCGATCAAAAATCTTCAAGATAGTGTAAGAACAAGATTCCCATTATTCTATAATTCCCAATTATTAAGTTTTGAAATTGATCCTAATGACAACAATGCTTCTGATATTGATCTAAATTATATTCTTGTCATTTTTATAAATGGTATTTTACAACAACCAGGGCAATCATATCAATTTGATGGAGGATCTACATTCACATTTACAGATCCTCCAAAATCTGAAGATAATATTGCAATATTCTTCTATAGAGGAAGCAGAGATATTGATAGTCAAATTGTTTCGGTAAATGAGACCTTAAAAATTGGTGATAGTGTAAGATTAACTAAAAATAATAATATACCATCAACAATTACTCAAGAAAAAAGAGTTATTTCTTCTATAGAATCTTCAGATAGTATAGAGACTGATATTTACTTGGGTGATGGAATTGATTCTGAAAATTATAAACCTCTTACATGGTCTAAACAAAAAGTAGATAAAAATATTGATGGAATTGATGTTTATAAATCTAGAGATTCTATAGAAACCCAAATTTATCCAACTTCAAAATTAATTTCAAACTTAAACACAAATTCAACCGAAATTTTTGTAGATAATGCAAGATTCTTCAATTATGAAAATCCAGCAGTTGTTAAATTTGGTTCTTTAGTAATTGATTCCACTACTTATGTTTCTGGTCTTGTTACTGCCACTGTTGGTGCAGGTGGAACTATATCAAACTTAACTATTAACAATGCTGGAAGTGGATATACTGGAGCATCTGTGATTGCAAAATTTGCCGCTCCTACCGAAGTAAGTATGGCTCTTATGAGTGAAAACTTATTTACTTTTAGTCAACAGTTTGAAACTGGTTGGACTAGAGTGAACATTACATCATTTGCTTCAAATACAGTAATTGCTCCAGATGGAACATTGACTGCTGATGTTGTTAGTAACACTCCAAATGCTCATTCTTATGTTGGAAAATTTACACGTATTCTCAATAATACAACATATACTGCTAGTGTATACGTAAAACCTCTTACTACAAATAAGATTATTGCTTTTGAATGGGGAAATCCAACTCCTGCTTTTGTCAATGGAACATTTAATTTAAGTACATTAACATCTACTGGAGTTGGAGTTAGAACAATAACTCCTTTAGATGATGGATGGTATAGAATAACACAAACATTTACAACAGGATCCATAGGAAATCCATCATTTAATGTTATTGCCTATGTTGGCGCTTATGGTAGTACTTCCGATAGTGTATCTTTTGCTTTATGGGGAGCACAATTGGAAAGAGGTTCAGTAGCAACTGAGTACACACCTACAACAAGTGCTGCCGTTATAAGACCTGTAATGGGTGCAAGTGCAACTGCAACAGCAACCATATCCATAGTTAATGGATCTTTATCTACACCTATTAATATCACAAATGCTGGATTTGGTTACATGCATCAAAATCCACCAAGAGTTATAATTGAAACTCCAAAACCATCTTATGAAAATATTATTGATATTACAGATGTTAAAGGATTCTCTGGAATTATAACTGGTATTTCAACTACTGCAGGTGTTAATGGAGGATCATTAGCAATTAAATTTAATCTTGATCTTACTGGAGTAACAAATCCTGAATTTTTACAAAATGGTTATCCTATTTTCGTTAATGATACTTTAGTTGGAAAAGGTGTAACATCAGTATACACAAGTAATTCTAGTGTAGTTGGACTGGGGACTACTTTTGCAAATAATATTTACATTGTTCAACAATATACATATAATACTGGAAATAATACTGGAATTATTACATCAAATATTGATTCTAGAACAAATATCGTTGGATTAACTACTTCGGGAATTTGTGGAAAATTCTCTTGGGGTAGACTTTCTGGATTTGCAGGAAGAACTAATCCAGTTTCCATAGGAGTTACTGGAAGAGTTGTTGATGTGGGATTATCGACATTCCCAGTTGTTCAACGAAGAAATTATGGTCTTAGAGATACTGGTGCTATTACAAAACAATAAAATAGCAAATATAAATATAGAAAAAAGACTACAATAAAATGGCGTCAATTGTAACAGACCAATTTAGGATATTTAATACATCTAATTTTATAGATTCAATTAATAATTCCCAAAATTCTTATTATGTGTTCTTAGGATTTTCTAATCCAACTGTTGGATTTGGAGGAACTTCAAATTGGGATTCTAATACACCCAGTCCTATTGACTCATTTGATTATATGAGTCATTATGAAGATACTTCAATATTTGGTAAAAAAATAACAATTGACAATGTAAGAAGAGTAATTAGAAGAATAAATTGGACTAGTGGGACAAAATATGAAATTTATAGACATGATTATAGTATTTCAAATCGTTCAGCATTAACACAATCTTCTAGATTGTATGATGCAAATTATTATGTAATTAATTCTGATTTTAGAGTTTATATTTGTATTGATAATGGATCATCGGAAACTAATCCTACAGGAAATGCCTCCCAAGATGAACCAAAATTTACTGATTTAGAACCATCAAAAGCCGGTGAAAGTGGAGATGGTTATGTTTGGAAGTACTTATTTACAATATCTCCAAGTGATATTATAAAATTCGATTCTACTGAATATATAACTTTACCTAATAATTGGGAAACATCAACAGATGCTCAAATAATTTCTGTTAGGGAAAGTGGAGATTCTTCAATTAATGACAACCAAATTAAAAAAGTTTATATTGAAAAAAGAGGATCTAACTATAGAAGTGGGTCTGGACAAGTTTTTAATATCTTAGGTGATGGATCTGGAGCAACTGTTTCTGTTGATGTAAATACTTCAGGGCAAATAGATAGTGTAAACGTAACTTCTGGTGGTAAAGGTTATACTTACGGTATTGTTGATTTGGGATCAATATCACCAACTTCAGCAAATTCTGCAGATGCTGCAAAATTAGTTACAATCATTCCACCTTCAAAAGGTCATGGTTATGATTTATATAAAGAACTTGGTGCTGATAAAGTATTAATTTATGCTAGATTTGATGATTCTACCAAGGATTTTCCAATTGATGCTAAATTTTCTCAAATAGGAATTATTAAGAATCCAACTTCTTTTGGATCTACTGCAATCTTTACAGACCCTCAATATTCTGCTTTAGGTTCTATTAAATTTTCTCCAGAATCAGGTGGAGTTACTGGAACTGTTTCTGTTGGTACAAAGATTAAACAAGTTGTAACAAATTCAAGTGGAGTTGCGATTGGAACTGCCTTTGGTTATGTAGCATCTTATGATACTCAAACAAAAGTTTTAAAATACTATCAAGATAGAAGATTAAATTATAATCCTTCTACAAATGATCAAACTGATTATGCTACAGTTTCTAACTTGGGTAATAGATTAAGTTTTCAATCATCAGCAAATCCAGTAAAGAGTGATGATGATTCATTTACAGGTACTATTGATACTGGATATACTGGTATTACTACTACAATTAATGGTGCTATTATAAATCTTGGATCACAATTTGTCCAAGGTATCTCTAATCCAGAGATAAATAAAACATCTGGAGACATAATTTATATTAGCAACAGACCTCTTGTTTCAAGAAACTCTAGACAAAAAGAAGACGTTAAAATTATCCTGGAATTCTAAAAAATGGCGCAAAAAACAGATCTTAATGTTAGTCCATATTTTGACGATTTTAGTTCAGATAAGAACTTTTATAAAGTCTTATTTAATCCAGGCCGTCCAATTCAGGCAAGAGAACTTACAACATTACAATCAATATTACAAAATCAATTAGAATCTTTTGGTAGTAATATTTTCCAAGAGGGATCTGTAGTAGTTCCCGGAAATATAGTTTATGATTCTAATTTCAATTCTATAAAATTAAATCCATTAAATTTTGGAATTGATGTTTCTTTATACGTAGATCAACTAGTTGGTAAAACTGTTGTTGGTGAAACTTCTGGAGTTACTGCAGTTGTTCAATTTGTTGCACTTCCAGATAATAAAGATGTAACTGACATAACAATATATGTAAAGTATTCTAATTCGGATACTGATTTTAATATCACTCCGTTTTTGGATGGAGAATCCTTAACTTGTCTTGAAGATATTACTTATGGATTAACAACAATTACTGCAGGTACAGTATTTGCATCGTTAATAAGTTTAAATGCTTCTTCAGTAGGTTCTTCCGCATCAATCGGAGATGGAATTTACTTTATAAGAGGTTATTTTGTAAAAGTAAATAAGCAAACAATTATTTTAGATTACTATACAAATACACCTTCATATAGAGTAGGATTAAGAGTTACCGAAGACATTGTAACTCCTAATGATGATCCCAGTCTATTTGATAATGCAAAAGGATTTAATAATTTTTCAGCACCTGGTGCGGATAGATTTAAAATAAGTTTAACTTTATCTAAAAAATCTATTGATGATATTAATGATGTAGATTTCGTTGAAATTTTAAGAGTAGAAGATGGTAGAATTAAAAAACTTGAAGAAAAGTCAAATTATTCAATTGTTAGAGATTATTTGGCACAAAGAACATATGATGAATCCGGAGATTATGCAGTAGAAAAATTTAACATATCACTGCATGATTCTTTAAATGATAGACTTGGTAATGATGGTCTATTTTTTGATACTGAAACTACAAGTTTTGGAAATGAACCTTCAGATGATTTATTGTGTGTTAAAATATCTCCAGGAAAAGCTTATGTTAGGGGATATGATATAAACAAGTTAGGTACAACAATACTTGACGTAGAAAAACCAAGAGATACTAGGTTTGTACCTTTCTCTAATGTTTTCTTTGAGATGGGAAATCTCATCAAAGTTAACAATGTTTATGGAACCGCAAGAGAAAAAGCGACTATAGGTCTTTATAGTCAAAGAAGAGACGGAACTACTACTCCTCAAGGAACAAAAATAGGAGATGCTAGGGTATATAAATTTTCATTAACTGACGAAAGTTATATTAGTGCCATTACCGATTTTAATCTGTATTTGTATGATGTTCAAACTTATACTACGTTAACATTAGATCAAAATTTATCAAATACTCAACTACCAGCAACTTCATTTGTTAAAGGAAAAAGTAGTGGTGCTACTGGATATGCAGTTTCTGCTGGAAATGATACCACAACAGTAACATTAAGACAAACATCAGGTTCATTTCTTAATGGAGAATCAATTATAATAAATGGTGTTGAAATATATCCAAGATCTATTAATGGTATTGTAGTTTATAGTACTAAGGACATAAAATCGGCATATCAAGCAGCAGCAGCAGGGTTTACTGATTTTATTTGTGATGTAACATTAGAAAATACTTCAATAGGAGATGAAATTACTATACGCTCAGATGGAAATGCGTTTTCACCAGTTCCTTTATCAGGAGTTAAAGTAAATGATATTATTAGATATAATATACCTGGAATTTCGACAGTAACTTATAATAGAGTTGCAGGTATTAATGTTAATTCTACGGTATTGACATTAAATACCGTAACTTCAGTTCCAGGTCTTTGTTTAGGAGACTATCCAACGGGAGAAATACAAACCAATTTTACCGTTGTTGGAACAGAAATTAGCAACCAGGAAAAGGGATATCTTTATTCAGAATTAGTAGATTCTTACATAGAATCTTTAAATTTAAGTAATTCTACTGTATTAATTTCATCACAAATAACAGGAAAGAATGTATCTTCTAATAGTTTAACTTTAAGTTTGTCAGATGTTTCTGGAATAACAAGTGCATTTTTCCAACCATATATTAATCAAAGATATTCGGTTCATTATTCGGATGGGACTATTGATAAACTAACTTCCGATCAAGTCGTTGTTACTGGAAGTCAAGTTCAATTAAATAATTTAGATAAAGCAAGTGATTCCAATGTAGTAGTAAATGTTACTTTGGCAAAAAATGGACTTCAAAGTAAAATAAAACAGTTTAACAGAAGTAGAACCCTATCTATTTCTTTATCAAAAAATCCAGAATCTGGAAGTAATCTAGGATCATCGATAAATGATGGTTTAACATACAATCAATATTATGGTTTAAGAGTTCAAGATGAAGAAATTTGTTTAAATTATCCAGATGTTTCTGAAGTTATTTCAGTATATGAATCTTTAGATTCTTCTGATCCAGTTTTGGATAAAATAACATTTAATACAAATGAAAATGTTACTCAAAATGCTATAATTGGAGAAAACTTTGTAGGTCAAACAAGTAAAGCAATAGGTAGAGTAGTATCAAAACCATCAGGAGAATTAGATACTCTTAGTGTAGTTTATTTAAGTTCTGCAAGATTTTTAGAGAACGAATTTGTAATATTCAAAGATTCTAACATAGTTTCCGATATCAAGTCTATTACAGCGGGAAGATATAAAGATATTACAAACAATTTTGCTTTGGATAAAGGACAAAGAGATCAATATTATGATTATTCCAGACTTGTAAGAGGGCAAAACTATCCAGAACCTGCCAGAAAATTATTTGTCGTATTTGATTATTATTCGGTCCCTTCAAATGATAGGGGTGACGTATTTACTGTTTTAAGTTATGATAAGGATAGATATACTAAGGATATTCCATTAATAGGTAGTAGAAATTATAGATCTTCTGATGTTCTCGATTTTAGACCTCAAGTACCAGTATTTACAGGATCTTCTTCTTCACCATTCGACTTTTCATCAAGAAATTTTGGAACAAATCCTAAATTTATATTAGCACCAGATGAAAGTTCTACTGTTTCATATTCACATTATTTACCAAGAATTGATAAAGTTTATCTTGACAAATCTGGAGATTTTATTATTGAAAAGGGAGTTCCATCAGTTAGACCAAGGGAACCAGTAAACACTGGAGAAGTTTTAGAACTCGCTACAATATCTCTTCCACCATATTTGTTTAAACCATCAGATGGTTTAGTGTTTATTAAAGATAATCAACGTTTTACTATGAGGGATATTGGTGATATTAAAAATAAAGTAGATAATTTAGAAAAATTAACCTCTTTATCTTTACTAGAACTCAGTACACAAACTTTACAAGTTCAAGATGCTCAAGGATTTGATAGATTTAAAACTGGATTTTTTGTAGATGATTTTAAAAATTATGATTTAATTGACCTTAGTTTATCCACTCTTGAAATTGATCCTGTTGCCGGAGAATTAGTACCTTTTACAACAAGAAATACTTTAGAATCTCAAATTGTAGGAGCAGTTAGTACTACCGATGAAACTTTAGATTTATCAACTAACTTTGAACTCTTAGATTCAAACGTAGTAAAGAGTGGGAATTTACTTACTTTGAATTATGAACAAGTTCAGTGGATTCGTCAACCATTAGCAACAAAAGTTGAAAATGTAAACCCATTTAATGTTATTGCATATATTGGAACAATTAATTTATCACCTGAAAGTGATAGTTGGGTAAGAACAGTCACATTACCTACAATATCATCAGGTTCTTCTAATACCGTTAGAGTTAATCAATTACCTCAATTCACACGTGGTAATGAACAACAAAGAAATGCTCTTGTAAATCAATTAAGAGGAACTTCGCAAACTACTACGTCAGTTTCAACTTCTGTAGTAGAGACTGCAGAAGTTTTCATGAGATCTAGAAACACTCAATTTACTGCTTCTAATCTCAAACCTCTTACAAGATATTATCAATTCTTTGATAATAACAGTGAGGTTGATTTTGTACCAAAACTTCTTGAAATTTCTCCAGATGCTAGTCTTCAAGAATATGGATCAGTAAATTCATTTATTGTTGGAGAGACTGTTATTGGTTTCACAGACTCTATTGATGCTGCAAGTAGAACTACAATTAGATTTAGAGTTGCAAATTCCAATCATAAATTTGGACCTTATAATAATCCAACAAGAACCTACAATATAAATCCATACGCAAGAGATGAGGATCTTCCAACAGCATATAGTCCATCATCAAAAGTATTAAATATTGATACTGAATCTTTATCATCTCAAGCACAAGGATTATATGGTGGATTTATAATACCGGCAACAAGATTGGTTGGACAAACAAGTGGTGCTGTTGCTTATGTAAAAGATATTCGTCTTATTACCGACAATTATGGAGATTTAATAGGAACATTCTTCTTAAGAGATCCAAATACTTCTCCACCACCACCAATAAGAATAAACACTGGTACTAAAACTTATAGATTAACTTCAAGTTCATCTAATGCATTACCACTCCCAGGAAGTACTTTAATTTCTTTCGGAGAAACTACATATCGTTCAGAAGGAACTTTAAGAACTGTTCAATCATTTGTATCTTCTTCAACAACTAATTTTATAGATCCTCTTGCACAATCATTTACCGTAGGTGGTAATGTAGATACAACAGATCAAAATGCATTTAGTGAAGATAGAAATGGTGCTTTTATAACATCACTTGATTTATATTTTGCATCTAAGGATACTCAAAATAATCCAGTTACAGTTCAAATAAGAACTGTAGAACTTTCTACACCAACTAGAAATGTCTTGGGTAGAGGAAAAGTTTTATATCCAGATGAAATTCAAACTTCACCAGATGCTTCTGTACCAACAAGAGTAACATTTGATTTCCCAATTTACTTAGCACCTGGGCAGCAATATGCCATAGTATTACTTGCACCACAAAGTGATGAGTATGAAGTTTGGGTCGCTGAAATGGGTCAAAGAGTTGTTAATTCTGAATTATTGCCATTTGGAAATGAAGTTATCTATTCAAGACAGTTTTCATTAGGTAGACTTTATAAGTCTCAAAATGGAGCAGAATGGACTGGAGATGATTTCTTAGATCTTAAATTTACTCTTTATAAAGCAAGATTTACATCTCAAAATGGAACTGCTTATTTCCAAAATCCATCTCTAGACTCTAGTAATGATTATGTTAGATTATTGGGATCTAATCCAATTCTAACTATACCTAAATCAGTAAGACTTTCTATTGACCCTATAACAGATGGTGGTTTAATTGGTTTATTATCTAATGGTAGAAAAATATCTGAAAGTACAAAAACTTCAAACTTTGGATTTATATCAGGAAAAGGTGGTACTCCAGATGCTACGGTAAATGTTTTATCAGGAGGATCTAATTATGCATTTGGCGGTGCTCCATATGTCGTAAGTACTTATCCAATAACTGGATCTGGATCTGGATTAACTCTTACTATCGCCCCAGTTGATGGAGTTTTAGTTGGAGGGGGAGGAGTTGTTATTGACAATCCAGGATCTGGATATGATGTTGGTGATGTTGTAGGAATTGTAACATCTTCTGTTACTTCTTTAAGTGGAAGTGGAGCTAGAATAGGTATTACTTCAATTACCAATATAACTACTATTACTTTAGACAATGTTCAAGGAGGATCTTTTACTAATGGATCATCATTAGTATATGTTAATAATTCAAATCAAAGAGTTACTCTTGGATCGACTACAATTACAGCATCATCTGATATTAGATCTGGAGGTAGATTTAGAGTATCACACTTTAATCATGGCATGTATGCCAAAAATAATAAGGTAGAAATATCTAATGTTTTACCAAATTATCCTCCTATAAGCATAACTGCAGAAGTAACTTCAAGTGATTCTTTAATCAAAGTTGCTGCAGGTGACACATCAAGTTTTGGAACATTTGAAGGTCTTCCAGTAAGTGCCACTAATCCAGGTTATATTTTGGTTGGTGGCAGTGATGGCGAAATAATTTCTTATCAATCTGTTGGAGTAGACGGAACTATTACTGTTATTTCTAGAGGAGAAGACTCAACCATTCCATTGGATTATAATATTGGAACCTTAATTTATAAGTATGAGTTAAATGGAATATCTCTAAGAAGAATTAATACAACTCATGATCTTGCTGACGATTTTATTACATATGATGGATATTCTATTGATGTTGATTTAACTAAAAATGGAGTTAATAGAAGTGCTGATAATATATCAATACCAAACTCACCAAAATTATGTTTTAATTCTTTAGAATCTATTGGAGGTAATGGAGTTAGGGCAAGTGAAAATATTCACTATGATTCATTAATTCCAAGATACGATGTAATTACTCCAGGATCTTTAACATCAGCAACCGTTACTGTCAGGACAGTAAGTGGAACTTCTATAGATGGTCAAGAAGTATCATTTGTAGATCAAGGATTTGAACCTGTACAATTAAATCAGATTAATAAATTATCTTCTACTAGAATTGTATGTTCTCGTATAAATGAAACTACTTATTTAACAGGATTACCTAGAAATAAATCTTTCACAACTGCTATTACTTTAGAGACAGCAGATTCTAATTTATCCCCAGCAATAATATTTAATACTGGAACAACAGAATTTAGAAGTAATATTATAAACAGACCTGTTTTGGATTATATTACTGATGGAACAACGAATACTAGAAATGGAGATTTACATGCGGCAGTTTATGTATCTAACGTAGTAAGACTTCAGCAACAGGCAAAAGGATTGAAAGTTATTTTAACTGCTTGCAGACCTCCTTCTGCAGATTTGAGAGTTCTTTACTCATTGATAAGACCAGATTCAAGTGAAATTGATCAAAGTTTTGAATTATTCCCAGGATATAGAAACTTAACTACAAATATAAATGGTGAATTGGTTCCAATTGATTCCAATAGAAATGATGGAACTCCAGATTCTATTGTACCAGCAAGTCTTAATGATCAATTCTTGGAATATGAATATACTGCAGATAATTTAGACTTCTTTACTGGTTATCAAATCAAAGTAGTTCTTTCTGGAACTGATCAAGCGAATCCTCCAAGATTAAGAGACATTAGGACAATTGCATTAAGATGATGATACCAGTAGAAGGATTTCCAAATCTGTATAGAGACGAACAGACAGGAGCAATAATAAACTGTGATAATAATGGTTACAACCAATATCTTTCATCTGTAAAAAGAAGAAGGAATCAATTAGTAGAAATTGATTCCTTAAAAAAAGAGGTGAAAGAACTAAGATCTCTAGTAATGGAACTATTAAACAATGAATCCAGACAAAATTAAACTAGATTCTATTGATAAACTTTTCGAATATGAAAAACATGTTCGTCTAATTGATGAAATGAATGATGAAGAATTAAAAATTTTTGCCAAATTATATTGCAAACTTTATTTGAAGCAACAAGAAGTTATTAGTGATCTGGCAAATATATAAATATAATTAAAGATACTGATTGAAAAATGGCAGTATATGTCTCAAACATTGTTATTGAGCAAGGAGCTAATTTTTCAACTACTTTTGAGTTGGAAGACACAATTACCAATTTACCATTGAGTTTGGTTGGTTTTGGAGTTACTGCTCAAATAAGAAAAAGTTACACTAGTTCTTCTTCAGTTTCATTTGCATCATCTATAGTTACTGCAAGTGAAGGAACCCTATCAATTTCACTCACTCCAGAACAAACAAGTTCCTTGAAGTCTGGAAGGTATGTTTATGATGTTGTTCTTCAACAAACTTTGTTAAATGGTAACATAGCAAAAACCAGAGCAGTTGAAGGTATGGCATTAGTAAGGGGAGGTGTAACTCGATAATGTCAAACGTAAAAGTAAAAGTAAATCAGTCACCTCAAATAAATGTAAGAGTAGGGCAACAACCTGCTGTTAAAATTATTTCTAACGCAAATGCTCCATTAAGAAGATATGTAGATTTAATAGATGTTAATACTACAAATTTACAAAATGGAGATATTGCAGTTTATGATAGTATAACTGAAAAATTTGTTAGTCAGTCAAATTTAACTTTATCAAACTTAATTGTTAATCAAACTGCAACTTTTAATGGTCCAGTAAATCTTGGAGATACTGTTCATATAGAATTAGATGGGGGTATTTACTGATGAAACCGTCCAGTAGACAAGAACTAATCGATTATTCTTTAAGAAAATTGGGGGCACCAGTTTTAGAAATTAATCTTGACGATGATCAAATTGATGACTGCGTAGATGATGCTCTTCAATATTTCCATGAAAGACACTTTGATGGTGTCGAAAGAATGTATTTGAAATATAAAATTAGTCAAGATGATTTAGATAGAGGAACAGCAGGTGGAACTAATGGAGTTGGGATAGTTACCACAACTGCAACATCTACTATTAATGGATCTTCTAAAACATTCAATTTTTATGAAAATTCTAATTACATTCAAATACCAGATTCTGTAATAGGTATAGAAAAAGTATTTAAATTTGATACTAGTGACATTTCTGGTGGTATGTTTAGTATTAAATATCAATTATTTTTGAATGATTTGTATTATTTTAATTCCGTAGAATTACTTCAATATACTATGGTGAAAACTTATTTGGAAGATATTGATTTTTTACTTAAAACTGATAAACAAATTAGATTTAACAAAAGACAAAATAGATTATATTTAGATATTGACTGGAAGGCAAAATCTAAAGATACTTTTTTAGTGATTGAATGTTATAGAATTTTAGATCCTAACGATTTCACTAAAGTTTATAATGATAGTTTTTTGAAAAAATATTTGACTGCTCTGATGAAGAAACAATGGGGTCAAAATTTAATTAAATTTAGGGGTGTGAAGTTACCTGGAGGTGTTGAATTAAATGGAAGAGAAATATATGAAGATGGAGAAAGAGAACTGCAAGAATTAAAAGATAAGATGATGCTTGAGTACGAATTACCTCCATTGGATATGATTGGATAATGGCACTTAATCCGTATTTTCTCCAAGGATCTCCAGGAGAACAAAATTTAGTTCAAGATTTAATAAATGAACATCTAAGGATGTTTGGAATAGAAGTTTATTATATTCCAAGAAAACAATTAAAAACTGACAACATAATTAGAGAAGTTTTATCATCTAAATTTGATGATAATTTTTCTATAGAAGTTTATTTGAATAATTACGAAGGTTATTCAAATAATAGTGATATTATGACTAAGTTTGGATTGACATTAAAAAATGAGTTATCTTTAATTTTATCCGTAGAAAGATTTGAAGAATTCATTACACCATTCTTAAACCCAATTTTAGAAACTCAAAAAGAAAATCCTCAATTTAAAAATGAGGTAGATGGTGGAGCAGATCTTGTTATTTCAACAAGACCAAAAGAGGGAGATTTAATATATTTTCCTCTTGGACAAAGAATTTTTGAGATTAAAAGAGTTGAATTTGAAAGTCCTTTTTATCAATTAGGAAAAAATTATATTTACGAATTAAAATGTGAATTATTCGAATATGAGGATGAGATTATTGACACTGATATTGAAATAATTCAAGAAACTGTAAAAGAATCTGGTTATATCACTACATTAATTTTATCAGGTATTGGAGTTTCGGCAATTGCAACCCCAAACTTAACTTATGACACATACACTACTGAAGTAACTAGTTCTGTAAGAAAAATTTACTTAACTAATGATGGTTATGATTATATTTCACCACCAACAGTAACTATTGATCCTCCTCCGATTGGAGGACAAAGAGCAACTGCTGTAGCAATTACAACATCTATCAACGGTGCAAATTCTATAAAAGAAATATTATTGATAAATTGTGGATATGGATATACAACAGTACCAAAAATAACAATAACTGGTGGTGGTGGATCGGGTGCTGCTGCAACTGTTGGATTAACAACTAGCGGAATTTATGGATTTAATATTTCAAATACAGGATCTAAGTATTTTACAACTCCAAGTATAACAATTGAAAGTCCAAATGTAATTGGAATTGGAACTACAGTAGCAGTGGGAGTTGCATCAATAACTTCCAATTCTTTAACTCACATATACATTCGCGATGCTGGTGTAGGATATACTACCTCCCCATCAATTGGAATTTCTTCACCATCACAACTAGGAATCGGAACTTATATTAGAAATGAAAAGATAATAGGATCTTCAAGTAATACATCCGCATACATTAAAGATTGGATGTTTACTCAAAATAATGATCTTTTATTAAAAGTTTCTATAAATAATGGTATCTTTAGAGTCGGTGAAACCGTCGTCGGTTCTTCATCATCTGCAATTTATACTGTAAAATCATTTACTCAAGATGATTTATATGATACTTATGCAGAAAATATTCAAATTGAAGAAAGTGCAGATTCTATTTTAGATTTTTCAGAATTAAATCCATTCGGTAATTATTAATGCTAGGAACATATTACTATCACCAAATTATTAGAAAGACCATTATTTCGTTTGGTACTTTATTTAATGATATACACATTAAACATGAGGGAGTGAATGGGTCCGAATATTCTGATATTAAGGTTCCTCTTGCATACGGTCCAATGCAAAAGTTTCTTGCAAAAATACAACAGCAGGAAAAATTAGCAAAACCAATTGCAATTACATTACCTAGAATGTCATTTGAAATGGTTTCTATTCAATATGATAATACAAGGAAATCTGGTGTTACCCAAACTTTTAAAGCAATTGATGGAAATAATTTGAAAAAAGTTTTTATGCCAGTTCCTTATAATATTGGATTTGAATTAAAAATTCTTTCAAAGTTAAATGATGATGCATTACAAATTGTAGAGCAAATTTTACCTTACTTCCAACCATCATTTAATTTAACCATAGACTTAGTAGATTCTATTGGTGAAAAAAGAGATGTGCCAATTGTTTTAGATAGCGTTACATTTGAAGATGATTATGAAGGAGATTTTACAACCAGAAGAGCATTAATATACACATTAGGATTTACTGCAAAAACTTACTTATTTGGACCAATAGCTGAATCTACAGAAGGTCTGATTCGTAAGGTTCAAGTTGATTACTATACGGGAACTGACACACAATCTGCTAAGAGAGAACTGAGATATACAGTTACTCCAGATCCAATTGATGCTGAACCAGATGATGATTTTGGATTCTCCGAAACAATAGAAAACTTCTCTGATTCAAGATCTTATAGTCCAACACAACAAACAGACATTTGAGAGTAAATTATGTCTAAAAACTTTGACAAACTTGCAGAAACTTTTAATGTTGATAATAATATTATTGATGTTAATTTAAAATCATCTGATATAGAATTAGTTAAAAATGAAACAGATGACATTAAAAAAGATTACGAATATACCAGAGCAAATCTTTATTCATTGATTGAAAAAGGTCAAGAAGCAATTAATGGAATTATGGAACTTGCTTCGGAAAGTGATCAACCGAGAGCATATGAAGTTGCCGGTCAATTAATTAAAAGTGTTGGTGATGTTACAGATAAACTTATAGATCTTCAGAAAAAACTTAAGGATGTTGAAGATACTAACACTAAAACTACTAATAATGTTACAAATAATGCTTTATTTGTAGGATCTACGTCTGAACTTTCTAAATTACTCAAACAAGGTTTTCTAAATAATAAAGAGTAGAAATTATAAACGTGCCAAGGATTAAACCTCATTTATCAGTAGAACAAATTGCAAAGAAGCATCGGGTAGATCCTTCGTTTATTGAAGTTCAATTAAAAATAGGTGAAAAAATTGAGCACGAACATACTAAAGATCATAATCTTGCCAAATATATCGCTCTGCAACATTTGGGCGAAATCCCAGACTATTATACAAGGTTAATAAAGATGGAAAAATCTTCAAAAAAGTCCCAAAAAGGTAACAAAGTTGTTACCGAAGAGAAAAAAGGTCTTTGGGCAAATATTCACGCACGAAGAAAAAAAGGACTTCCACCAAAAAAACCAGGACAAAAGGGATATCCAGAAACTTTGAATATTAAAGAAGGTATAAAACAAGCACGTAAAAATGTTGGTGCTAGTAAGTGTTGGACTGGTAAAAAACTTGGAAACCCACCAACAAAAATGAAAGGTGGTACAGAAGTTCCAAACTGCGTGGCAAAAGAAGAGTTATCTTCAGGTCTAAATTATGACTGGGATACTCCAATTCGTGAAAGACCAGATAGATATTGCCCAAAATGTCAAAAACTTGAAACAAGAAGTGAGTGTAAATATGGACCAAGATACTGGGATATGTTTTCTATTCCGGCAGAAATAATTTCAAGTAAAAAAGACTATAATGTAACTATGCCACATCCTGGAAATTTTCCAGAGTCATATGATCACGAATATTCTATGGCAAGGTCAGAAATTTCCACAATTATTTCTGCGGCAAAAAGATTAAAGAAAAAAATGAAGGGTGAGGGAAATATTGAAGCGTGGGTACAATCAAAGATTACCAAAGCAGCAGATTATCTAGATGCTGCAGCAGATTATGTAGATAGTGGTGAAATGAAAGAAGAATCTGAGAGTCTTGTTCTACAAGATTTGAATGGTAATGATTTTGTAGAAATTATAGATGTAATTAAACCACACCCAATTAGAGTTAAAAAAGAACAGTTTTCTAACTGGAGAGAAGAACTTGAAGAAGATTGGCAATCAGCAAATCGTAAAGATAGAACTGATGGAATGAGTCGTGAAACAGTTAAAAAATATCGTGATGAAAATCCAGGATCTAAATTACAAACTGCAGTAAC